TCATGTGTCATCTACTATGTCAACTACAAGTTTTTCGAAAGTTTGTAGTGCGTTTCGTGGTGTGATTGTAGTATCTCACGGTGGGTGTTGTCTCGTCAACGGGATCTTATCGACAAGATTCGACAGCCGGCCATTCTTTTGGAGGACCTTCGGTCCTCCTGCTTTTGATGTTTTTAGTAATATTACTCTCTATCTCTTTAAGTACTCCCTAATTATAATTATCTATCTCTATAAGGAGGAATTTATTTTATCTTTCTTTATTAGTACTACTTATCTTTTATATAGCTAGATTAAATTACCTAGTAGGGGTAGGGGGTGGGCTGGAAAAAGGTATCCTTTATATCCCGGTGTTCGGGCGATCGTAGGGTTATGCAAACCGACAGAGATTACCCCAAAAAAGAATCCCTTTACTACAAGAGTTCAGGGAAGTTTAATACAGCATACTCGCCATGAGTTTTTAATGCCTCTCTATCATAAGCCTTGGCTGCTTCTATTTCATCTTTGAACGTTTTCTTAAAAAGAACTTTACCATCCTTTTTGACCTTAGCTACCCAATATTCATAAGTCTTTCCTTTTACATTTACTGGGTGTTTATAGACGCCTTTATACTGAGATGTGCTACCTTCCAATTTACTTTTATTAGCACCACTTTGACTATAAGTCGCATACCTAAGATTTTCTCTTCGATTATCTAATTTGTTTCGATTAATGTGATCTACGTACAATCCTTCTTTAGAAGGCAGCACCATTTTATGAAGATAAAGTCTTGTTCTTTTACCATCTTTATTTCCGGTTCTCAAAACATATCCATCTTTGTCGAATCTCCATACATACTGTGAAGCGAATTCATAAATATCATCATCGACTAAAACTTCAAATCCCTTAACATCAAGTACCCTCATATTTTGACCTCCTTTTATTATATTGTAACATAGGGTCAAAACTTATTCCACAAAAATTTTCCCAAAACTACAAGGGGGTCTACCCAAAAACTACCACCCATGCTATAATTAGTAGTATAGGAAATATCGGGCATATAAAGGAGGTTTTCGGGAAAATGCTCGTGGACATGTTACGCAAAAACCAACAATTTAACGAACTACCAATCCCAAAGCAAGAACTATTCGCTATCCTAGCTACCAAATTCGAAGAAGATCCGGCAGCCATTTATCTCACACCGGATGAGCTAACCAAACACACCAACACCGGAAATAGGGATCTATGGGTACAGTTCCTGTCCCTAGCTCCAACCCAGCAGTTCATCAAAGCTGAAATGGCCCGCTTAACCGACGTAGCCCAGCGTAAGGCCTTAAAATCCTTGCAATCTCAGGCCATGTCCGGCAACGTCCAAGCAGCGAAGGAAATCAACGAACTGGCCGGGATATACCAAAACCAAAACAATAACCGGACTGTGGTCTTACACAGAATTGTTAGACCAGAAATAAAAGGAGGACAAGCCTAAACCATGTCAATCGACCCAAACCAACTACAAATGTTACAGCAACAACTAGCCCAATCCTACCAAGGACCACAAGTCAACCCAAGACCTGATTTACAGCAACAAATCGAACAAAGCATCCTAGTTGTCAATCAACTTATCCAGCAAACAGCACAAAATCAAGACCTAAACAAAGACGTTCAAGCCAAGACGGTACTTTCTCTAGCTCAGGCAATCAAGACTTTACGAGAAGCCGACATTGAAGGTTCTCTCCAGTTTGAAAAAGCCCGCCTTGAGATGGACAGACAGAAGCATGAACAACAATTGGCACTCAGCCAACAGCAACACGAACAATCCCTAGCTCAAAACGCACAGCAACATCAACTATCTCTAGCTATGAAGGAAAGAGAACTACAAGCTAACACAGCGATGAAGCAACAAGAGATGCAAGTGAAGGCAGTAGAGAATCAACAAAAATTATCACACCAACATGAGATGAATCAAATCAAGCAATCTCAAGCATCCAAACCTTCTTCTAGCTCTAGTTCTTAAACTATCTTAGTTAATATAGCAAGTCACACAGTTAAGGGGGCCTCTACTAGTGACCATTCCAGCAGACAATATGCTATTCGGGTACCGATCTTCAATTACAGATGAGCAATACGATTTACTACAAGCCATACTAGCCCCAACTGAAGAAATTCAATTAATTATTGTAGAAGCTCAAGCAGGAACCGGAAAGACGTTTATCTCAACCATGGGAGCAAAGCTACGGAAGAAACGTATGCGGTACATTTTTGCACCCACAAATGAGGACATACTAGGGTTCTTACCGGGCGAACTAGGGGAAAAAGAAGCACCTTATCTCTCCCCAGTTAAACAAGCCGTACTTAAATTACGTGAAGATCCCACAAAAGCGATTAACACCATGAACGGATGGATCTCAGCTCATTCCCATACCTATGAGAGAGGTGTTAATTATGAAGATGAAACCATCATCATCGATGAATTCCAAAACTTCACCACACATCAGCTACGAAAAATCATCACTCGCTGCGCTGACAATTGCAAAGTCATACTTATTGGAAACTCGAAACAATGCGACTTGGCTGATCCGTCACTATCAGGACTCAAACCTTATATCGATCATTCCTATGGGGAACGTTGGATACAACGATTAAGGCTGACGCATAACTTCCGGGGCCGACTCGCTCAATGGGGAGATGAGATTTAATGACAATTGTACAATTCTTAGATACGCACTTTTTAGGTATTTGCCTAACTCTAATTATTATTGCATCGATACGAAGGAGTTAATATGGAATGCCAAAATTGTTACACAGCCAACATGCAAACTCCAACAGATAATCACCCGGCTTACCTAGTTTGCCCAAACTGCAACGCCATCGAATTAGTCTACAAGCCCCAGGATTATCAAGAGGATATGCACAGTGTACCTTACGAACTACAGGAAAACGGTAGACCAAAAATACAGATAATCGGGGTGTTTGGCGGGTATGGTTCGGGTAAATCAAGGGCGTCTTTATCGGAAGTCATACTTAGAGCTTTGGAAAATCCAAATGGAACGGGACTACTCACGGCACCAACGTTACAGCAGCTTAAGCGAACAACAATCAAAACGTTTTTCAACGAAGCTTGCCCACCGCCACTTATTGAGAATTACAATAAATCGGACGGTGAAATTAGACTTATCAACGGGTTTACTTTTTATACAATACCATCAGATGATGAGGAGAAACTACGGTCTATAAATGCCGGAATTATACACATGGAGGAAGCCAGTGGAATTAAACGTTCTATATTTGATCAGCTTCTCACACGTATGCGTGATCCTTTTGTCAACAATCGTTTATTCATGGTGTGTAGTAACCCTGACTTGGGATGGATTAAAGAAGTTTTTGCTGACAACACTTCTAGATCCAATCCTAATCATCCTGAGCATGATAATTGGAATCCTTTTATCCATACTTTTGTTTGGAGAACAGCATTAAACAAACACTTACCGCAGGACTTCATAGAAATGAATAGCAAAGGAAAGCCTGAATGGTGGATCAAGCGATACCTGGAAGGTTCATTCCAACACAGTGAAGGTATGGTCTACCCTAGTTTTTATAAGTGTGTTGTTGATCCATGGATACCAAAGGAGGGTACGGATGAGTACGGAATTCCTAGTTCTTGGGAGCGATTTGTTACTCTTGACCACGGCCTACGTAACCCTACGGCTGTGTATTTCCACGCTATCGACCCGGAGAAAGGAGAAGTAATTACGTATGATGAATACTACGTCCCAAACCGTTTGGTCCCGGATCATGCGAAAGCTATCAAACCTAAGATCGAAGCGATTGCTTCAGGGAGACTTCGTTTCATGGTTGCTGACCCTTCTATTCGGAATAAGACCGACCCAGTTAATGGCAAATCCGTCCAAGGATTATACCAAGAATACGGCCTCTTTTTTACGGAAGGTAACAATAGCATCGAAGCGGGAGTTTTAAGGGTAAATAGTTACATCGAACGGGGTAAATGGAAAGTATTCCGAACCTGTGTAAATCTCATTAAAGAGCTAATAAATTACAAATTTCCTGAACTTACAATGGATAACATAGGGGAAAATCTTGATGAGAGGCCAGTCAAAGCAAATGACCACGCAGCCGACAGCATTCGCTACGGATTTATGAGACTTCCTGAAAGTCCCGATTTGCTTAAAGCAAATGCCTATGAAACACCAAAGTACCAACGATCTCTAGTTCGTAAAGAAGAAAATGAATGGCATTGGTCCGATGATATGGAAGAAAGACATAAAGAAGGAGATTGGATGAGTTATGTTTGAGTACGCAGGATTGAT